GCGTGTTAACCATGCATCTGAGTTAACTCCTACAAGGAGTATGTCTCCTAACGCCTTCGCAGCATTGAAATAGGCTATGTGTCCAGAATGTATAGGATCAAATCCGCCAGTAACTAATACGATTGTTTTCATGCAGATATTTATCTGCGTATATTATTGGTGATTTAAAGAGTGGCGTCTTCGAGTCCGGCAGTGCGGAGTTTAACGATATTTGATACCTGCCACTGTTTGATATCAAGTGCTTTAATAATGCCTAACCACTTGTTTCTTAACAGAGCGAAGTCATTAATGATCTTTTCAAAATCAACAACATCGGCCTCGCCTTCTACAAATTTCTCGCAATCTCTAGAGCTCAGTGCTCTCTGATAATTTTCAAGATATTTACGGAAGTGGCTGCTGCGCAACCTGCGAAGCTCGATGTTGAGGTATTCTAATATACCTTCGATTTCTTGTAACTGATTAAATCTATTTTCAACGATGCCCGGCATCTGTGACGAGATCTTTTCTAAACTACCAGATACCTTACAATCAAACTTTGCTTGAAGTAATTCGGTTTCGTAATAGGCCACAGCATCCGGAATGGAACTAATATCTTTTGAAACTTTATCGTACCAGTTCATTCGTCCTCTTCTTCGTAGCCGTCATAGCTGTCGTATTCTTCTTCAATTTCTTCACCGTCAATGGCATATTCGATAGCTTGATCTAGATACGGGTCAATGCCCTGAAGACTATCTAGAATTGAATCTTTAATACCATGATCGACTAAAGTATTGATAAAGTCTGCGGCAACATCTTTCCTTGCTTTTTCTGGAATATGTTCTACCATTGATGTCCAAAGGTCTGCAATTAAATCTTCTTTCATTCTACGCTCTCCGTTTCAGGTTCAACAGTAGTAGTTATCCCAGATTCAGTTTTTTCACCATGTTTAGAAATGTCTTCCATTGCCTTATCGAGGCCTTGATTTTCGTTTCGTTCCCACGCTTTGCGGAATTGCTTGATGATTTCTCCGTCAGCAGTTGTGTATACTAGGCTATTACCTTCTTTTTTGAGCATACCTTTGGCTTCAAACAAGTCGACCAGTCCACTATATGGATTCATACCTGTTTCATAAGGAATCTTAACCTGTACACTTTCAAACGGTTTAGCATAACGTGTCTTCATTACCTTACATGCAGCACGAATACCTTTTACCTCAGAGATTTTATTACCGTCTTCATCTTCTTTAAGTTTGAGTTTACGCATAGCGACAACAATACTCGAAGCATAGATAAAGCCTTGACCACCACTGATCTTGTCATCTGGATCGAACATGTCTTGACTTGCGTATGTATGATTAGTACATACCATACCAATGTTGTATGCTCCAAACATATTAACGCAGTTACGAACCAGTGCTGTTAGTGCTTTAGGCTTACGCCCCATGTCACCTTTCATATCACCTGCTTGGAACTGATTAACGTCAGTTGGAGTTAATAGCATACCTAAGCTGTCAACAATAAACAATACTTTTGGACGATCAGCTTCGTCCATCGTTTTGTATTCTGCAATAAACTCAACAATAGTTTTCGCCACATCGTCGATCATCGCCATATTAAGTTTTAGTAACTTGTCTGGACTTGTATCAACTCCTAAGGCTTCTAACCATTTTTCGTCAAGTGCATTTTCTGTATCAATTAAGATAGGATAGATGCCTTGTGCTTGTGCGTTTTTAACTAGGTTGCCTGAACAAATAAACGATTTGCCTGCACCCGACTCACCAGCGAATACTGTTACTTTGCCTAGCGGAATACCTTTGTTGAAATCGCCACTAATAAGATAGTTTAATGCGAAGTTGTTGGTACTGACCCAATCGGTTGGATCATTAAAGCCAATACTAAGACCTTCGATGCTCTTAGTAATTGACTTTCTAAATTTAGAAATATCAAATGCTTTTGCCATATTATTTTGCCCTATTGAGAAAAGAGTGTGAGTTGCCCCACACTCTTATATTAGTCTTACTGCTTTTGACGATTGCGAATCATGGCCAAGATGTCTTGAGCCTTGCTTGCGCCATCAGTGCTTGCAGGTGCTGCCGATGCTGCCGGAGCACCTGCTGCTGTTGCTGGTTCGTCATCAACTTGGTCGTCAACTCGAGCTGGAGCACTTACTGCTGCTGGTTTGTTAGGATCACCTGTTGCTGAACCTAAGCCTGCTGGCTTGAAGTATTGACCCCAACGTTCTAGGTCATATGCTTCACCGTCGACTGATGCTTCAAACATTTCCTTCATAACTTTCAACTCAACATCTGTTGGTTTCTTAGGTAGGAAATCGTTTAAGTTAAACAGACCTTGACTTTCAATTGCCGCTTTCTCAACATCAGTTAAGGAACGTTCACGACGTGACCATTTTGATGTAGAATAGTCTGCGAAACCGCCTTTTGATGTTTTAGCAATACGGAAGTCCAGACCTTTCAAGTAGTCTGTTGGCAACTCATCTAACTCTGGATCCATTAGAGCTGAACGGATGATTTGATAGATTTGAGGACCAATGATGAATCTGCGAATTGGATTCTCAGGGACTTTTTCTTCACGGATTGGATCTTCAACTACAAAGCCTTGGAAAATGTATGAACGTTTTTTCCAATACTTACGACCCATTTCTTCTAGTGACTTATCTTTGAACCAACCACGAACTTCTGACAAGATCGGACATGCTGTACCATCGTTGTACATTTCCACACATGGAACTTGTACCTGTACTGGACGTGAGTCTGTTTCACCTTTGATTCCAGCAAATGGTAATTTTATCATCGCACGTTCTACCCAAAAGAATGTGTTGTTTGGATTACCATCAGGAAGTAAACGGATAACCGCTTCTTTGCCTTCTTGCATATTCCAGTGTGGGTAAATTGCGTTGTCGCCGCCGCCTGTGGATTGTCCTGTGGACTTGGATTGTGCTTCTTGAAGTTTTGCACGAATTTCTGCTAATGATGCCATTTTATAATGCCTCCTATGTTATGCCTTAAAATGTTTTATGCCTTGTACGCATAGTATTATTATGCGCTTTTTATTTATCAAGGTCAACGATTATCTGCTAATATTTTGATTTCTTTTCACCAAAAGAAAGGGCACCTAAGTGCCCGATCTCAACTGCGACGAAATCTTAATACTGTACTAATTCTTTGATTCTTGATAATTCTGCCAATTCTGGATTTTGTTCTGTAGTTTGTTGCGGAGCCATTCTTTCTACAAATTGACGAGCCACGTGTTCTGCCTGTTCACCAAACTTTTTGCCTACCATTACGCAAACGCCTTCTGGTCCTTTAGGGAATGTGCCTGACTCACGATCATAGAATGAATTAATAAATTCTGCCAATTCTTTAGTGTTCATTTTTTCTGATTTTCTACGAGCAAGATCACTTGCGTGTGTTACTTTACCGCGAGGATCTTTACCTTGTGACTTTTCCCAGTCACCTTCGTGTGACCAAGATTTAACATTACCGTCTTTGTCTTTTTCTACTTTATCTACAGCTTCGTCTTTTTCGCCTCGATTCTTTGCTAATCTATCTGGATGGCTGATGTTCTTTGTTCTTTCTTTTTCTAAATCATCATGTGAAACTTTCCAATCCTTGTCGCCTGACTGCTGTCTCTTATATGCAGGTATGTCACTCTTATTGACATCTTCTTGTGGCAGTTCTTCGCCTTCTGGTTGTTCCATGCCCTGTTCTGCATCTGCTGGTTCTTCAACATAATCGCCGAAGTCTAATTGTTCTAGTGCCTCTGGAGCATTTTGTTCCAACCAATCCTTGACCAAGCCACGTGTGCATGAATCTGGATCTTCTTTGGCCTGTGCTTTGATTGCTTGATTCAGTTGAGGATCTTCAATGATGCCTTTTAGGCTTTCGATGGCATTTGAACCATCTACACCTGCTGAGAAATGTTGTCCTACTAATTCTTGTAGTTGTTGTAAAGCTGCTTTTTGTTCCTCTGGGTCTGAACTTTGTATTGCTGATTCTTCGCCTAGCCCCATAGCCCAATCTTCAAAACGTGCAAATGGATCTTCATATGTATCAATTTCCACATCTTCATTAGAGAGCTCAGTTTGTTCTTGTTGTGTCATAGCGACTATGTCGTCATAGCCTATGGTATTACCTTCTTGCATTAATCTATATAAAACAGGAAATACACTAGCGATATCTTCTTTGAAGTTTTTAACTGTGAATTTTTCTGTGAAATCTTCTACTACATCTTGAGGTACTTCCATTGGACTCTGTGCCTGGAATGATTCTCTATATGCCTCATAGTGACTTTGTTTTGCTAATTTTGAAATAGTTTCGCGTAGGCTGTTTAGTTGGGTTGAACTGCGTTCTACAATGCCATTAGTGTCGGAGTTCATTAGGTCATTGCGAACTACATAGTTACCAAAGCTCTTGAGTTGAGCAATTTCTTCGCTCATTCTAATAATACTTTCACCGATCTCATCGTATGGCTTTCCACCATTGGCTACGTGACGTTGCATTGCACGAGCACCGCTTAAATGAATGAAAGGATATTTAAATCGTTCACCGTCTTGATTTTCAACAAATAAGCCTGCAATGTTGCGGCTTCTTGCACCGGGTGCCATGTCATCTGCTAATGCTTGACTGTGTTTAATAATCAAACGTGTGTTTTCTAATTTCTGATAGCTAACGGTTTTTGTACCGTATAGATTACTTTCACTCATAATACTTTCTCCGACGGGGGTTTGTACTGCTGTATTCGTTGTTGGTTTTGAAGCCTGGCTCAAGAAAGCATAATCTCTCTTGTCTAGATTATCTTTAGCAATATCTCTAGTGTCAAAACTTAATAGTCTACGTTTGGCGAACATACGTAATTCTTTTAAAAATCCGTACCATTTAGATTTCTGCGGAGCGTCCATGCTTTCTGTGATTCCACTGCTGAAATACACTTTCATAGAATTATGCTCTGCTAGGCTAATACTAACATGCCCGATTGGCTGTTCGCCTTCCATGTAATCAAAATCAAAGAAGCGTGCCTCTTCTGGATTGATGGTAATTTCGCCTGTTTCTGCGCCTAATTTTAGGCCAGTGAATCGGCTGCGAATTTTATAAAATAAATCTGTTGCGATATTGTTTCTTGCGTCCATAAGTGTATTTATCAATATCCTGTGCTAATGAAGATTGGCATAGGTAGCTGTTCTTCGCTGAGTCTTTCTGACATTTTTTCGTAGATTTTAGGATCCCAGTCGCTGAGTACGCTGGCCATACGCAGTATAAGCAGAGTCGATGCCACTAAGTCGTCGTGTTCTCCCGTTTTAGCACCAAATCCTACACCATGTGCTACAAAGGTTTTTAATTCTGAAATTAAAGGTTTAGAGTTGATTTTCATACGGCCTGTTTCCAATAGATTTTTTAGTTGGCTACAGGTTGAAATTTTAGTACGATGTGTGGTATTAAAGCCCTTGCGGAATTTACGTATGTGCCCTCTACGAATGGGCTCACTGAGGAACAAGCCGTTAAAGTTCTCTTCTCCTAGATCACTGATCACTATCAGTGCTGCTTCTCCTAGGGTGTTATTTTCTACTGAATAATAGATCTGCGGTACTCCCCCTTTTTCCACACCTCTATCATTGATATATCTACAGATTTCTCTGAGATGTTTAACCTGAGACTGGATGGGAGTTAGGTTATGATGCCATTCCGCTACCTGTTCCATGCTAGGCATTTCATATACCTGTATAGCACCATAGTCGCCGCCTGTACCTAGGCTAGGGTCCAGTGCTATTAGATATGTGCAACGAGGATCAATATCTTTGTACCAGCGTGTTTGCCCCATGGTCATTGTTGGGTCAACACCTTTCATTTCTGCTAGCCGTACTGCGTTGATTAATGTTTCATCAAAGATTAAGAATTCGCAATCAAATTCTCTGCGGAATCGTTCGTCACCGATCTTACTGCGTTCTTCCTTAGCCCATTCTTCGTCGCGGTCTGGATGTTCGGCCCAGTGTGCAAAGAAACTGTAAAATCCGTTGGTTCCTAGTTTTTGTTCATTACCAAACTCGTCAAACTTTTTATTAGCTTCGGTCCAAATTAACGCAAACTGATCCTCGTCTGAGTTTGGTGTTGATGTGATAATACACTTACCACCTGTTGACAATGTAGGACTTAGTGCGGTCCAGAACTCTTTAGCTTTTTCTGGTGGTTGCACAAATGCAAACTCATCGCAATAAATTAATGAAAGAGATTTACCGCGACCTGTATTTTCTGTAGTTGTCACTGCCTGTATACGAGCACCGTTGTCATATTCAATGGTATTTCTGTTGTATGAGTAAACACCAGCACGGATAAAATCTGGTAAGTTTTCGTAGCCGAATCGATAACGATTCATAATATCCTGCGCACCTTCATATTTGTGGGCAGCGATCAGTACTTGTGCTTCTGGTACAAACATTGTGTACCATAACAAGTATGCACATGCACAGGTAGTTTTACCCATTTGCCGTGGCAACATCGCGATACATTGTTTGTTGTTGTGGTAGGCGTCAATTAATCGTTCTTGATAATCGTAAGGAACGAAAGGAATTGAACCTCGAGTTGGATGTTGTATTTTTAAGAAATTTTTAGCAAAGTAAATAGGCCCAGTTACAGGATCCATACATGCTTCGAGATGCTTGACTTCCTCTAGTGTGTATCGCTGAGGAGCATGGGCTTTCTTGATTAAATTACCGTCTAATGATTTTGCCATACTGTTATTTACTGAAAAAAATAGGCTCCGAAGAGCCTATTTGGTTATGTTGATTAACGATTAGTTAAATGTTAATCCAGTTAGTGTACTATTAGTTACTGTAACATCGTTTTCTGCTGTGCCTAGTGCAGCACCGATTGCATCTTCAAGATTTTCGTAAGAACCGTCTGCAGAACTGCTTGCACCAAACCCGTCGCCGGTATCTGTTTTATTAAGATGTACTAGTGCAATAAATTGATTAGTCC